TTTTAGTGAACAGGAGTTAATTACTATGCAAGATAATTCTGCAAGTATGGGTGTCCTTGTTATACCAGAAAAAGCTAAAAGAATAGCTAAGAAGTTTGATAACCTAAATGCTATCGATGTAATTAATTTACAAAGAGAAGCTCTGGGTATGGAAAAACTTACCAGCGTTTCATTAAAAGCTTTTGACAAACTACCATCTGAAAATAAATTCTTATTAAACTACTCTGCTACCAGTATGACCTCAGCTAGAGCTTGGGGCGAAGTTAATGGTGAAGGAGTTGGTGAAGAACATTTTGCTTCCATACGTCCTGATGGTAAAGAAGTTTTAGCAATGACTAAAAAAGTTAATTTACCATTTGCCAACACTATGGCTGGAGTTGAACTTGTGGAACATATAGAAGCAAGTGGTAGAGAATTAGATGAAACAAAACCTATTAAAGATCAATTATCTAAAGAGGACAAACGAGTTTATGCTCGTTTCAAATATAAGTATGGCGATAAGAAAGCTTTATCTGAAATGACTTATGACGAATTTAAAGAAGAGTGGGCACACGTTAGATCTAAAAATTAAATGAATGACGAAATAATGGATTCGTTGAACGAAGCTATTCCACGTCTGACAGAAGAAGCAATAAACTCTATGGAGCAGCAACGATTAGAATCCGTTGCAAGACAAGAAAGTTTAAATTCTGCTGCACAGACGGACCAAGGTCAAGGAAATACAAGTCAACCAACGCAATCCCAAAACAATTCTACGGAATTAACAAATGAGATACAGCCTGTAGAAGGGCAAGCATTAACTAAAAAAGATAATGCTGAAAGATTAAGGGACAAAGCAGAGCGAGGTGAGCAAGTCACCTTTGCTGATACATTTGGTCAACAAAGAGCAGACTTAAGAAACCCATTAAATGCTGCTAATTATCCAGCAGCTATGGGAGCTGGAGTAATAGATTTTGCTGTTGATACAGTAAACATAATTCCAGGGGTTAATGTTCCAAAACTTCCTAAATACGAAAGTGCAACTTTACAGGGAATAAGAGAAATTTCAGGAATTGTAATTCCATCTTTATATGGTGGGATGTGGTTAAAAGGATTAGGAAGAGCAGCTCACCTTAAAGTTGGCTGGGCTGTTGGAAATAATCCATTAATGAAATTTTTTGGTACTGCCGGAGCTGATGCATTAGCTGGTGGTATTGTTGACAGAATTAATACAGTAAACGAAGAAGATCATAACGCTGCTGGATCTTTAAAAGCAGCGTGGCCGCAGACTTACGGTTGGATACCAGATAATGTTGCCACTTTAGATAGTGATTCTCCTGAAATAAAACGTCAAAAGAATATCAATGAAGGTATTGGTTTGAGTTTTATGGGAGATATTCTTTTAGGTGGTTCTAAACTCGTCAGAGAACTTAGAGGTATTAAAGATGCTTCACAATGGGTTCCAAAAGATGAGGGAGCTAAAGCTTGGAAAGCAAAAAAATACGCTAAAAAGCCAAAATCTGCTGATCCAGTAGAGAATGAAATGCTTATCAATAGTCAGAAAAGAAAAGATGAATTTACCGAAATGGGTAAATACAACTTATCTATTACTGAGGATATAGATCTTGATAAACCTATTAAAGGTGTACACGATATTTATGATGAGTATGAGGTAGGCTTTAGAACTGCTGATGACGGTGGAATTATAGGTGCTCAGTTTGATTCTGTTCGTATTGCTAAAAATATAGATAGTGTACAAGGAAGAGTTGGAAGTGTATTTACAGATTCTGCATTGAAAGATGGTTTAAATCTTGATGATGCTGGTCTGGGAACTATGCGTGAACTATCTAAAGATTTAAAATTAGATGTTGAATGGCATGGTCAAACTGGAAAGGTCATAACTAAAAATGAAGCAATAGAAGTTGGAGAAGATCTAGCTGCTGCGCTTTATGAAATGGACGTTCCAGAAATGAAACGTGTTGTTGATCAATTTTTATCTGGTACAGATGCGGATACAGGAATTAAAGTCCTCAGTTCAGAAGGATATGTCGGAGTATTTAATGCAATAAAGAAATACTTTGATGACTACATGAATATGGATTTAGCACGTGCTCAGGCATATGTAAGTACATCATTAGCTGGTCAAGTATCTGATATGGCAGAAGGTGCAAGATTAATGGCAGATGCTCCACAAGCTGTACAAAGAGCACAGGAGCAAGTGCTAGATAGATTGCAATATTTAATGAATATCAAAGCACAAACTTCTTATGCAAGAGGTAGAGCTTTAGCTATGACCAACATCTGGAATCGAATTAAAACATTAGATTTCAAGAAGAAAGGTGGTAAGAAAAATATTTTAAATAATGCTTTTAATTATGTAAAAGAACAAAAAAAAGAGACTATTGATAATCTTAAAAAAATTACAAAAGAATCTAAAGAAGCGATTGATCTAATACGTAAACTCAATAAAGAAAAGCCTTCAATGTTAAAACCATTAATGTTGGCTTATGAAACAACTGATGGCAAGGTACAAACTATTAGCCATTTAAACAGATATTTTCAGGAATCAACAGGAATATTTAAAAAAGCTTTCATTGATACTAATCCAGAAATGCCTTCTGTTGTTGTACAAGGTGCATGGGCAAATATCTATAACTCTGTTTTGTCAGCTATTGGTACACCATTAAAAGCTGGGTTATCTAACTTAGCTTTGATGATCGAAAGACCAATCGCAACTATGGCAGGAGCGATTATAGCTAGAGATATGCCTACGTTAAGACGAGCTAGTTATATGTACACAGTTGGGTTTGTAGATACTTTGCAAAAAGCTACAACTCATATGAATACTGTATTTAGACAAGCATCTAGAGATCCTAGTTCTGTCGAATACATCATGCGTAAAGACTTTCAAATTAAGAATCAAAAAACAATAGATTCTTTACAATCTTTTGCTGATGCTAAATCTGCTGAAGGTTTTGATGGTCCGCAAGCAATGATGGAAAGAGTTAAAGCTATGAATGATCTTGCCGAGCATCCTTGGTTAAGATTTGGTGCTAACTCAATGACAGCATTTGACGGATTTACTAGATCGTTTATTGCTAGTGTTGAATCGAGAGGTAGAGCTTACGATTCTTTAATAACTAAAGGAAAGAAAGTTACAGATAAGAGCATACAGAGAGCAAGTAAAAAGCTATATAAAGAGATGTTTGACGACACAGGAATGATAACTGACAAAGGTGTTGAGTATGCAAGTAGAGAAATAGCAATGAACCTAGATAACGCTGGGGTCGATGGTATCAATGATCTTCTTAGCTACGCACCAATGCTAAAACCATTTCTTATGTTTCCAAGAACAGCTATTAACATGCTTAGGTTTGCAGGAAGTCATAACCCATTAGGTTTATTTGTAGACAGATTAAATAATTTCAGTAAACCGTTTGCTGAGATGGATGGTTCAGAAGTTGAAAGACTATTAAGAGCAAATCAAATTGACCTTAATAAAGTAGACCCTGAAGCTGCATATGAAACTATTCGTGCTGAGATGAAAGGTAGAAAAGCTATCGGTACTATTTCAGTATTTGGTGCTATTGGTGCCTTCAGTATGGGTAATCTTCATGGCAACGGTTTGTATGACAAGACTAGACAACAGACTCGAAGACAACTTAATTGGCAACCCCGTTCTTACAAAGGTTGGGATGGTAAATGGTATAGCTATGACAACCTTGGAGCAATCAGTGACTGGATAGCATTAACTGCTGATGTAATGGATAACTTTGATTCATTAGATGAACCAACACTAGAGCTGCAACTTAATAAGATGGGCTATATTTTATCAGCAAACATAACTAACAAATCATTCTTAGCTGGTCTTGAACCGATGAATGATATCTTTGCTGGAAACCCAGCAGCTATGAACAGATGGCTTGCAAGTTTTGGTAGTAGCTTTGTCCCTGGAAGTGGTCTAAGAAATGAATTTTCTAGATTATTTACTCCACAGTTAAAAGAAGTTGAACAAGAATTTACACAGTTATTAGCTAACAGAAACCCTATAGCAAAAGGTGGTTTACCAGATGCATACGATTGGGTTGATGGAGGTTTAATTAGAGAGCCTACTAATTTCTGGCAACGTTTAGTTAATACTTATTCTCCAGCTTTTAAACAAAGTGGTGAGATGAGTCCTATTAAACAATTCCTTATTGATATCGAATTTGATGGTCGTCCTCAGTTAAATACTAATGGTAATGGAGTGGAATATTCTCCTGCACAACGATCACAAGTAACTCAGTTAATGGGTAAAGATAAGTTATTTGCTAGAGAAGTAGAAAGAATAATGAATACTAAAGAAGGTAGAACTTTTAGAAAAGCATATAAAAAAGCTACACAAGCAGGAGTTGTTTTAGATAGAAATGATTTTAAAGATATTCATAGAATGCTAAAACGTGCTTTAAGAAATGCTCAAAATATGGCTGAAGCAAGAATAGCTGAAAGAGGAATAGTAGATAAGAAACAGTATTACAACAAATCTATAGAAGACGCTACTCGCAGAGGAGACATTAACGAAATTATACGACTACAAAAAGCAGCCCAACAATTGTAAAAAACCAAATAAATGGCGACAACTGAACATTTTTATACCGGCGATGGTTCCACCACGTCGTTCGGTTTCACATTTCCATATTTAAAAAATGCGGATGTCAAGGTACAACTTGATGCCGTAGAAAAAACTGAATCAACACACTACAACATATCTAATACCAACATTGTTTTTACCTCTGGTAATATTCCTGCTTCTGGTGTAGATATCCATATATTTAGACTTACAGACGTAGACACACCTCAAGCTGTGTTTGCTGCTGGGTCATCAATAAGAGCAGGAGATTTAAACAATAACCAAACACAGAATTTATATTCTAATCAAGAGCAAACTCAACTTTTTAGAGCTGACAGACTAAAAGATAGTTCTATAACTTCTGCTAAAATTGTAGACGGAAGTATTGTCAATGCTGATGTTAACGCATCAGCAGCAATAGCCGGAACTAAGATCTCACCTGATTTTGGTTCACAGAATATAGTAACAACTGGAACCGGTGCTACTGGTAACTTAGGAGTAACAGGAAATATTACTGTTTCTGGAACTGTTGACGGAAGAGATGTAGCAGCAGACGGTACAAAAT